CGGCGGTAGTTTATCAACCTCAAGGGGAGAGGTTAAAACAGGGAGGCGTCCTAATGGATAAGGACGTGTTTCATTTTAATTTATTCTGTCGAGAAAGTAAATAGCGATTAGCGCGGCTTCAGCTATGCCGTTGTCGACTTTTCTTGACCAGTGTTTTCCGCCGAATATTTCGGTAGCTAAGTTTTGGGATTTGTTTTTGTCGCTGTCGAGTTTGAAGTGTTGTTTCCATATGCGGGGTTCTACCCAATGGACATTGGATAATCCAAGGGATGCGATGGCAATGGCCTCTGCGGCTCCTGCAGCTCTGCCGAAGGAGAAAGCTGACGTGACGCCCTGTGCTGGCATTGAGTGAACTCTTTCGATGATGACCTGCGATTGTTGGCTGGTGAACATTTCCTGATCTGCGAAGAATTTCATTAACTCAAATGCGTGGACGATTTTTTTCTTTTGTTTTTTACCGTTGTAGAAATCGGTTATCGGCATACGTTTGGCTCCGATGATTTGCCTCTCGGAATTGAGAGCTATAATGCCCCCTGTGATACCTGGGTCTATAGCGTATATTATTTGGGTCATTTTATCCTCTATTTTAAGCTAAATTTAAGGCCAAAAAACTGGCCCTCTGCCAAGGCCACCCCCTTATAGGGGGGGTGGCAGTGTGGCCTTCCCGTGGCCTTTTAAATAGGCCAAAAGGCCACATTACTCATAACCTATTGTTTTCATTAAGTAAGTTTCGGGTCCAGTGTGGCCCTCAGTATGGCCTGAGCCTAAAACGAGTATGGCCTTTGGCCCTTTTGAGTGATCTTTTAAAAACCGCTTAACTGTAGTCTCTGAGATGCCTGATTTTTCGACTATATTTTGGACCGTTTGGGGCAGCTTTTCCTTTTCTAAAACGGAGAGGATTTCGCGTTGATTATCGGATAGTTTTTGCCTTCTGCCAGCGAAGATTGTTTCATCTTCCGTAACGGTGCATGATGTTTCTATTTCGCCTGTTACGGGGTTAGTGACTTCTATTGAGGCGAGGCGGAAATGCATTGTGAATGCTTCCTGGGTATCTTTTTGTTTAGAATTGATAAATGATAAATGTTCGGTGCCTTCGATGCGTTTGATGGTGAATTCGGTATCGAGTGCGGCTTTTAATGCGGAAGAACCGCGCCCGCCTCGGTCGGTATCTTTGCCTGTATGGTGGATAATAATGACGGTGGCGGCGTATCTTTCTTGTAGCTTGCCGCAGTTTGATATGAATAGGCTCATATCCTTGGCGCTGTTTTCTTCTCCTCCGGCGAAAGATCGGGCGAGAGTGTCGATAATGATTATATCTGGTTGGGCTTCATCGAGGGTGGCTATGAGGTCTGGCACGTCGGTGGCGGGGTCTACTAGGTTGACGGTTGATGGCAAAAGCCAGAAGTCTCGTTTATCGCTATCTACCTTGAATTTGGTATCGAATGCGTTAATGCGTGACGCTATACCGGCAGCGCCTTCGGCGGCGATATAGACGCAAGATGAAGGCTTGACGGTTTTGGAGTGCCATTTTAGGCCGTGTACGGCATTTAGAGCGATGTCCAGGGCGACGAAAGACTTACCCGACCCGGAAGGTCCGATGATGGAAGCAAGGCTATTTTCGACGATGAAGCCATCTATGATAAATTTGGGAGGTGGTGTGTTTTTGATTTCTCCGGCTTTTTTAAGTATGAAGCGTTTGGTTTGAATAATATTTTTAATCTGTTCATGGGTGCAATCCGCCGCATCGCCCTTTTCCGGCATATCGTGGGGGATTTTAAGCGTTCTTACAGCGCATCCGAGCATTTCTAGGTGGGGTAAGAGGGTGTTCTGCCATTTCAGTCCCGTGGGGTCGTTATCTCGCCATAATAAGCAGCTTTTACCGATAATGTGGCTAAAGTCTGTTTTATCTAGCTTGGAGTTGCCGCCGCTCATTAGGGTGGTGGCGGTATAGCCTAGAGCGTTAAGGTGGTCGGCGGCTTTTTCGCCTTCGGCGAAGATAATGTGATCGTTGTCGATGTTGTCGATAATGCCGGGAATATTATAGAGGGGTTTAGGAGTGGGCTGTTGGGCTTTGCCTGCTACGGCGTCCCAGACCCGGAAAGTCTTTTTACCATCCGCGAGGTTATATCGTTTGACTGTGGCGATGATTTTATCTTCGGCGTCTTTATAGTGGTATTCGAAATCTGGTGATCCGAGTTGTTCCGGCGGTTTGGATTTATGGTTTTTTCTGACGGCTTGTTTTGGAGAGGTTTTTAATGCACCGTCTTTGAGGCCGAGCCACTTTTTGATTTCGGTTACGGCATCCCCGAATGATAAGCCGTCGCATTGTTGCCATAGTTGGATGGCGTTGCCTCTATCGTCGGTGTTGTGGTCTATCCATTGACCGGCGTCGGGACCGTCTAGAGATATTGAGAGGCTTTCGCCTGGTTCGCCGTTGAGGGAGCCGATACGGGCTTGGCCTCTGTTGATTCTGGCGTGGGGAAATAAGTAGAGAACGTAATTTCGGAATTGCTTTAGAATTGCATCCTCTATTTCTTCGATAGTGTATTGGTGCTTTTGGGGTTTATGTTCGGTTTGTAGCGGAGCATCGTTGAAGTCAAGCATCATTTATCTTCCCCTCGTACGGCGTCTATCATGGCTTGCCAGTGCATCAAGGCGGCTTTGGCTTGGGGCGTGTAATTGCGCCAATAGTTCTTAACCCGTGTCTCTGCGTCGTATTCTAATTCTAATATACAAATAGCCTGCGCCACTTTCTCTATCATGTCAGTCATTTATTTGCCTCCTGTTTTTGTTGGATAAAAACTGGAGCGGCCCCCAAGGGTTGCACTTGGCTTGTGACGGTTGGAACCGCCTTGTCTAATGGACGGGCCGCATTATCTGGTTTTGGGTACGGTAATTCTACCCAATCGAACCTATTTAGTAATGTTTTCGTCTTTTGACGTAAGGGTTTCACATATAAATATTTGGGTTCCCCTTTGATTGGCACCCAATCAGGTTTTTTATTTAATACATACTCTCTACCACAAGAACCTAATTCCCTGTTTACTTGGCGCGGGTGTTTTTTTTCACCGTTTGGCAACAACCACGCCGATATTGGATGCAATGTTTCACGCACATATAAAAAATTAGTTGATTGGTATATTCCCCCGTGGTGGCCCTCCGCCGTATCCGCATACGATAAAACAAATGGCGTTGTAGTGTTCGTTTTCAACCACTTCAACGTCCATGAAACAAACTCACTTAATTGTTTTTCAAATCCTTCAACCCTAACCAACCGTTGCAATTCCAAAGCGTCTTGCGGCCAATTGAATTGCACTGGATTACCATAAACCGCCGCCACTTTTAATTCGCCTGTGTCGCCAAATAACCCGCCTTTTTCTCGCCATGAAAAACAATGTCTGATAGCAGACGGCATACGTTTTGAATAATGAAAGTCACGAATTAGCGGCCAACACTCATCCGGCGTTGCGCCGGTCATTACACAATCAACCATCTTTCTGTCCCTCCAATATCTCCGTAAACGCATCGCCTATGACAGAAAGAATATTGTCCAGGCTTGATGCGTCTTTTTGTTTGAATGAAATTCGGACACCAACGGCTCTGGCGTATTGATCGAAATCAATATGGCAAAATAGAGCGCCTTTTAAACCGGATTTTTCCCGTGGTATTTTCTGGGTTATCGTATGAAGGCGATTAGTCATTCCAGCATCTTTCTTGAAAATCGCACCATTTGCATTCGAAGTGGTCTTTTGATTTAGCGTTGCGCGGTAGCTGCTCTTGAGCTTCGGTGGCTTGGATTATCTTTACAGCGCGGTCGCTCATTTCTTGGGCTAAAGGAGCGTTAAATGGAACAAGCTCGAAATGTAATTCTTGGGTATCGGTATTTCTAACGGTGAAAACGGCGGGATTATCGGTTAAGTCGAGATAGGCTTGATATAAAGCTACCTGAGCAGCATAAACCCGATTGGCGATGGCTAACTGTTCTTTCTTATGTTTATTAAAAGATTTATTGCCTGTCGCTTTATGTTCCCATAGCGCCGGATATTTTAAGAAGTCCGGGCCGCTGGTGAATACGCCATCAACGTGTCCAGCGAATTTACCGTCTAATGTTGAGAAATCGAATTGCGAACCGTCTGGCTTAATAGTTTTTAGTTCGAATCCTGCGGCTTGGATTAGCTCGGCGGTGTCGTCTTCGAAATAGTGACCAGCGCCGAACTTGCGAAGCGTGACGCCGGAGAACTCTTTGCCCTTATCTTTTGGCGTATTGAGGTAGCCGTATTGAACCTGACGTTCGCAAGACGCGCCGATCATTGACACGCCGACATAGTTGCGCGGGGTTTGTTGCTTGTTTTTTTCCTGCATCGCAGCGTCTATGTATTGCAGGAACTTGTCGGATATGTCCCCTTGTTTGGGGCGTGAATTAAAGTCGAGCATCTATCATTACTCCAGTTGGGATTTTAATGACAGGTTGAATGTCGGCTTTCCTTCCCCTGTCAGTTCTACCTGTTACACGATGGTCAGACGGGTCTATCGTTGCAATATCACACCAGAAAATACCGTCATTGAATGCGACAATAAACAAGCCAGGAACTTCAAGCCCTAAAGATGTAAACTGTAAACTCATCCATTTTTGAAGGTTTAAATAAATGTCATCAAACTCTGTTCGTGTTCTATGGCGGCGTTTAAATTCCGCGACAGCAATTAGTTTTCCGTTTTTGTGTAGTGAAAAATCAATAGGAGAATATGCTCCAAACCTTCTAAACGTGCAGCCCCATTTTTTTTCTAAATATGTTGTTGTTAGGTCTTCATTGGCTATGTCTTGAATTGTTTCTTCCATCACCAAGGCACCTCATCAATTGCGCTGTCGGCTTCGATATAGCCATCGATTGCGGCCTCGGCTAAAGTATTAATTTGATCTTCGGTGTAATTAATCGGCGCTACATTAAAACCGATTTCGGCAATTATTTCTGTCATTCGATGCCGAGCGTAGCGCAGGCGCTTTTTATCTTCTTCTGTTTTGTCGATCATACTTCAATCTTCCTTATTAGTTCGCCGATGTCGCCGCCGTATTTTTTGTGTTGCTTAGCGCGGGATAATACCCATCCTGAGATAGCAGCGACGGCAAGCCACTCTATATCATTTGGCGAGAGGGAAGAAATAGGCCGTTTAAAATCGTGTTCGATAAATTGCTGTAATAGCGGGTGCATTGCCTCACCAGCTTTTTTAGTAGCCTCGGCCTGTAACTCATCATCTAAAGAAAGAGGAGAGGCTTTCGCCCCTCCTTTTTTATTAGCCATTATTTTTGCGCCCACGCCGGTACTCCAGAAGACGGGGGTGTAGTTGATGGGATAACTTCTTGACCTGGTGCCGCTTGTTGCGCCGATTCTCCAGCGTATTCGGCTTGGCCCGGCGTGATAAAGAACTTAATAGTATTCTTATCATCATAGCCATCGCTGCCTTCTTCAATACCTAACTTAGCACGAAAGGTCATACCGTTAAGCGCACCGAAATCGTTGATTTGACGTTTGGCTTGAGCATCCGGCGAATGATCATCAGGCATAACATTACGTGCGCTTTCGATCATAGCTCGGATATTCGACCGGCTAATATTTGCGGCTTTTTCCGCCCCTTCGGCTGCGCCGTCGGCGGGTTGAGCATTATGCCACATAAACTTTTGCCAAACTTTCCGTTTGTCGTATGGACCGCCGATAATTACGAACTCCATATCGAGCCAGAGCCAACCGGAATGGGATTTGGCTGACGGTTTACCTTGAGTAAGCCACCCGCCGTCGCCTGCGCTTCCGGGTCTAACGGTGCCGATAAAAGTTGCGATGGTGTCGTCCGGTATTATATCAAAGCCGGAGGATTGCGTATCTGCGTTGTTAAAGTCTTCCATTTTAGTTTCCTTCACTTTCAATTTCAACAATAGGCATCTCGGTGTTGAGATTACCACGAACTAGAGGTTGCGAGATTTTCGCCATTAACTTGCCAAGATTAGGCTCCTCAATAGCGTCGAGACGGCCAGACCTATCTTTGGCGGGCAGGCCGAATTGGTTAATGGTTTGGCAGATAAAGGCGCGGGCGGTGACTTCATCAGATAGCGGAACCTCCGCCATCGTGATGACTTCATCGACAATCCCAGGAAGCTCCATGCCGGTTTTCGCGCCTTCGATTTGAAGCGAATAGATGATGCGGTTATAGTCATCTGTTTTTTCGTCAAGGATGCCGACGAACCACACGTTTTTGTCGCGGGTATGCTGAAGATGGGTCAGCCACTTTATCATTTCGCGGCCATGCAGCCCGTAGGCGTTACGGACGTCAGGCTTGCCTTGAGCGTTAAAGCTCTCCGGCTGTTGGCTAGCCCATGTAAAGCAAAGCCTCCCGGCGACCGTGATGCTGTCGATAAACACCGTTTGATATTTATCTAGGGATTTCGGATCACCGAAGGTTTCGCAGACGCTATTGTGATGCG